TGGCCGTAAGATTTGCATGTGTTTAAGTTCAAAATGGCGAACTCAAATAGTAATGAAAATATTACAGACGAAGAAATTGAACAAGAATCACAAGAGAATGCACAACCCCGAGTGATACGTGCAAAGTGTCATGGTAATGCTTTTGAAATCAGATGCGATGAAAAGTTAATCCCAGTTGGCGCTATTGCATGTCCCTCAAATACTCGAGGAAACACTTTCTATGATTACTTGGAGGAAAGGGCTTTGTCAGATTACTGGAAAACAGCCACTTTTGACGTACACAAAAAGTATCGTTCAATGTTAGAAGTTGCTCTAACATGCATGTTAAATGCAAATTCTGTTCCCATCGTTGCTGATGGCAAATTTTTTGATTTCTTTAAGTCAAAAGTTTCCGCAAAACATCTACCAGTTGATCCTAAAATGGTATATGAGCTCGATTATGTACGCCTTTTTGTTTGCGCTCGCAAAATAGGTTATTATCTTGGAGACTCTAGAGGAACACCTGAATTAGCCGTATACCAAAAGCTAGTTAAAATACTTAGCGAATTGACAGTTGTAGAGTCAGAAATCATGTTGAGAGTGCTTGAAGAGAAAACTGGACCAATACAATTATTGGCGTCTAGAGTAACCCTGGAGAATATAAATTGGTTTATGAACAAATTGAAAGTTACAAATTCAGTGTCGTTGATTCATGAAGTGTTTTGTAGCACAACTTTGAAAGGTAAATTTAATGCCATATTTAAAATTTTAGAATTACATGATCTGTTATGGAAAACTATTAATTGGGAAGTTGTGCAACAATTTGTTGAATTTATTTATGGAATCATTGCTTGGTTGATGGAAAAAACCCAAATGGGCATTGATATGGCAAAGAAAGGATATAAATGGGTTAAGGCTAAGATTGAAGGAAATGCTCCCCCTCCTCTTGTAAGGGAAGAGATTATTGTTGCAGAACCAGAAGCTGCCGAAAAATCAAAATTTGTGCCCATTGTTCGTATATCACCAACAGTAGATGGTACAACGATAACTAGAGAAGAACCAATTAAAGAAGAATTAGATGTTGATGCTACATTAACGTGTGCTTGTAAGGAATTGGCCGTATTTGGATGTACTAATTGTTTTTCTCATTGGTGTATGGCATGTAATAGTAAAGAATCAAAATGTTCATGTAAAATTTCACAAGTACACACTGCTAGAGTTGGATGCTGTGCACGCAACAATAATGATTGTTTTTATAGAGCACTCGCTTCTTGCACAGGTTTTGCTACTGATGAAATTAAAAAGAAAATCCAAGATTTTGTTGCTGATCATAGAGATGTTTTAGCAGACAATTTAGCACCATATGAAGTTCCACAGAATATTGATTCCATTATTGAAAATGTGGAGAAGCAGTATGCAACCGAAGTTCAGTGTGAAGTTGACACAGTTTTTGTATCATCAGTCGTGTTGGAATCACAAATTGCGATTGTTACTAATAACACCATTCTGGTTAACTTTGATTTTGATTTAACTCAGCCCATTTTTTGGATTAGTTTGGAATTTAACCACTATAGGCACATAGCACGTCCAGACCTTAGAGGATATGCATGGAATACTTATTTCGGTGGGCCTTTTATTGCAGAAGAAACGTCTTTTACACGCTCTGATAGTAGCACCTCTATCTCATCATCCGGATCAGAATCGTCCACAGGAAGTAGAGAGGAAATGATTTTGAAAGCGTGTGGTATTAATATCACTGATGAAACACCTGCAGAAAAACCAGTTGGAGTTGTGAAACCACTAAGAGAAGATGTAAATGAAGTAGTGTCCAATATGGAAACAACATCTATTGGGACAACTATTAAAAATTGGTTAACTGACACTTTTACAGATGTTTGTAAATTTTTTGAAGATAATCCAATTGTCGGTGCTGTTACGGCTCTTATTGGTGCAGTTGCTTCATTTTTGGGATTCACTTTGCCAGTTTTAAGTTCAGGCTTGGAAAAAAATACACTTATAAAAAGGTTTTCTGATGCCACACGATCAATGTATTATGCTCAAAAAGGAACAGAAGGAGTAACTAAAGCTTTCTTTGAAACAATTGGAGCTGTTAAAGATATTTTTGGCATTTCAACAAATAAAGAAGTTCAGAAATTTAAAGAACAAGTTGCTGCAATGTATAAAATGGCGAATGATATGTCCCATCAAGCTGCTGTTAATCCAGGTGAATTTATAAATGATGGCCAAAAGTTTTTAGAGTTTAGACGTAAAATGAATGAAATAACAGATACTTATCTATCATTGGCCAAATTTACTAGCAAGCAAGATTTAGCAGTTTTAACGCCTATTTGGTATGCCTTGTCTCGTGCCTTTCAAGATTTATCTGGCGTTTACAACAAGTTTATGGCCGGATTAGCCGATCGTCAAGAACCAGTAACTGTGTGGTTGTGGGGTGATTCTGACCTTGGGAAATCACAATTGTGTTCATACTTGATTGATAAAGTAAATGAAACATCTAAAAGAGGTCACTTACAAACGATGACAATATCCAAAGGACCTGAATTTTGGAACACATACTGTCAACAGGCACATATTAAAATTGATGACTTTATGTCATATGTTGGAAACGAAGGTGATTTGGATTCTTTAGCCTTTTTTAACTTGGCAACATGTGCTTCATATAACCCTAGCATGGCTCATTTGAATGATAAAAATACTATGGCTAATCCATTGTTTGTTTGGGTGTGTTCAAATTATCCCACAATTAGCTTGAATTCTAACATTACGAATATAGAAGCTTTTGAGAGGCGCAGGAACGTTTTTGTTCATGTGTCATGGCCAGAACACTCAAAATGTCCTAAAGGTAGATACGATTGTGAGCACTGGAAAGGGAAAACTGTTGAAAATTTTGATCATTTAACCTTGAGAGTGTGCGATCCAAATGTGAGTGAAATACAAAAAAAAACTTCTCAATCACAAGTTGGTGGTAAAAAAACCGTTGTTACTGACTATAAAGTGAGAAGACCATCTGATGCCCAAATCTCAGAGGCCGGTATGATAGTTTCTGTCGCAGAAGTTGTTAAAGCTATTTTGGCAAAAGAGAAAGATCATCATAAAAAATTTCAAGATGTTATAAAGAGAAAGAAAAGGATTGGTGCTTTGGATATCAACAAGCAAGCTCAGACTGCCATTTGGAAGGATCAACCAAATGTTTTTCTTATTGGACCCCCTGGCACTGGAAAGTCTTTTATTTTTAAGACAGCAATACAACGTATGAATGCTAGAGAGATTAAAACAAAACATATTGAAACAGCTGCAGAGTTTGATGCTTGGGGTGCAGAAGGTTTTGCACCTTTTGGAGTTACAACAATTGTTGATGATCTTTCAACACACTTAAGATCTGAGTATTGTGGAAAGTTTTTGGAGATGATTAAAGCTAGATACGACCTTTCATCTTCTGACCTTGACATTTGGATGGTTGGAGTCAATCCTGGCCCAACACGAGCATTTATAGTTGATAAATTGCATTATGATGATGAATATTATGACATGATTTTCAGAAGAGGCAAGACAATAACTAGTGCCTTTAAAACTTTCATTGGGTGGACCGGTAGACATCCATATACAGCAAAGGATACAACTAATTTGAACGGACAGAAGATTGAAAAGTTCGTTGAATACTTCACAGATATGCAGTTACCACAACAAGGAGTTATTGAATATTTGGCAGAATATGCGCCTGAAGTTGAAGAAGTTGCATTAAAGGATAAATTATCAGTTCGAAAAGAAATAGCGCCAACAATTTCATGTATAGTACCAAAGACTTCAGCTGAGTTTATTAGGATGATTAATGATACATCAGTTTCTGAGATGGTGGTTTTTATGACTAGTTCAAAAACACAATTATATTCAGCTAAATTGACTGTTGCAGAAATTGGTCGTAAAATCATTCAGATTGTTCGAAATGCCAAGGATTATTTAGGAGTAAACTTTACAACTATGGAAGACTTCTTACTGCAATGCTGGAATAATAACTTCCTGCATCCATTTAAAGGTGAACTTATTTTGTTTAAGTGTGAGGATGCCTCTTTTTACATTGATGGAAGAGTTGAGGGTATGGATGTTGGAGTTATCTGGGCCGTTGAAAAAGAAATTGAACATGCAATAACATCAATGGCAGTTGCAGCCCAAACTATCGGATATGCTGATTTGAGTAAGATTGCTGCGTCGCATATGCCACCCTGGTTTTGTTTAATTGGAGACTTGTTGAAGACTGTCTTTATGACAATGGCCACAGGTGTTGTAGCATCTATGTGTATTGATGATCAAACTGAAAAGAACAAGGCAATTGTGTATAGTGATGCAGTCAAGGGTCTGTTCCTTGAAGTGGAGAAGAGAGAAATGGAGGCTGTTCCAGCATCTATCGAAGAACGACTTTATCCAGGAATTTCTGACGTAAAAGCAGCTCAATATGCTTCCATTGATGACAGAGATATATATGCTAAATATAGGCGTGAAATTCGATCGGAGGAAATTACACCTAAGACCTATTATAAACCAAATAGTCGGAAAAAAGCAGAAGGTATAACGCCTAAATCTTTCTATAAACATGATAACAACAGACAGAAGGCTGAAGGTAAAAAGAAGTTTGTACCAATAACAACAATTCATGATGCTGAATATGCTGATAGACAGTTTGATCACAATGTCATCAGAACTGGAAAAATACCTGAAATGAAAGCTGAATGTTGTGTTGAAATGGGTAAGGACATTGAATCAGCAGTAGCAGAAGTTGTCACAGATCCATCATTGCCATCTATTCTTAAAAAAGTGTCTGGAAATATGTGCTCAATAGTTAGTCCATCAGGTGAACATTATTGTTATGGACTATTTGTTAAAGAAAATATTTGCACTACAGTTCTCCATGTGTTAGACGTCCAAAAGGATTTAAGGGTCAAAGATTCAGCTGGCAACATTTGGCGTTGTGAGGTTTTGTTTAAAGATGAAGTCATTGATAGATTGGATTTACGAATTACTGAAAAGAGTTTTCAAAACAAGCCGGATATTGTTGCGCATTTAGCCCCAAAGACATGCACTCCTGCTACAGATTCTCCAGCAGTTTTAGTTAGTTTATCCCATGAGTATATAAAAGGTGTGCCAACGTTGTATATGCGCTCTTATAAAATTTCAGTTATGCGTAATATAACCTACAATGGGGATTCTTCAAGACATTATTATCATTTGTCATATAAAGGTCACAAAATTGGATATTCTCTATCAGGGGTTCAGACAACTTATGGTGATTGTGGTTCTATTTTGATAATAGCTGATCCATCTTGGACTCAAGGGAAAATTGTTGCAATGCATGCTGCTGCTGGAACACATGAAGCTTTTGGACGATTGCTTCATAGAGAGCATTATACTGAATCTGTTAGAACTGAATCAATAATAAGCAGCCCTTTTATAAATCCATTGCATGCTACAATTTTGGACGAACCATTGAATGGAGCTTTGGCGGTTGTTAAAACACCACAACATATACCTGATAAGACTAAATTGTATAGAAATGTAGAACCAGTAGGTAAAATGACGTATGAACCAGCAATCTTGGGGAAGAATGATACACGAAACCCTGGTGTTGAAATGTTGCACAAGGAGGCTATGAAGTGGTGCATTGAGAGAAAAGAACTCTCTTCAGATGATAAAAATTTAATTTCACAAGCAACTCAAGAACTAGCAGGTTGGTATGCAGATGTCATGGAAAGAGAAGGTGTTACACTTAAGGTTTTAACTAAGATGGAAGCTATTAACAAGTTGCAAGGCTGCTCCACCAGTGAGCCTATTGTCATCAAAACTAGTGCTGGTTTTCCATGGGCAGATATGACTAAAGAACAAGGTAAAAGAGCTTACATTATGGTTGATGAGTTTGGTACTCATAGATTTCGAAAAGGTGTATTGCAGCAAAAGTTGTATAATGCGTGTGACCTTTACAAATTGGAGTCTGAAAATAAAAGCAAGGCTTCAACAGTTTTTAAAGTCTTCTTAAAAGATGAACCTGTGAAGTTAAAGAAGATCTATGAAGTTCCAAAAACTAGAACCATTGCAGCGGCACCGCTTGATTTTCAAATAGTGTATAGACAATACCTTCATGCAGCACAAGCCCATATGGCATCACTGTGGCACGTTTTACCACCGAAAGTTGGAATAAACCCTTTGAGTATGGACTATCACACCTTGTATCATAAAATGGCTGAAGTGTCAACAGAAGCCTCAGATTTGGATTTTCAGGGTTGGGATTTTTGTATTCATGAATTTTTGCTTTCCCAACTGCCAA